ATACGTTTGCGCCCCGTAAAAGACGGGGTTTCTGTATCCAGCACATCCGGGCCAAAGCCTCGAAAGCTAATCTCTTTGCCGTTTACCGTGACGTGCTTGGTTTCATACAGGTCAAGCACCACCTCGGATACGTTCACTTTCATGCCGTAAACGCTGCCGACTTGTTCATTCTCCCCCGGCTAATCGATGATGGTAGGAGTAAAGTTAAGCCCTGCTTCCATGCGGGTTTCTGCATTGCGGTCAATCGTAATGGCCCCACCACTCACAGTTTCGTTAGACAACAGATTGCCATCAGCCAGCACAAACACGCTCTCGCCTTCAAGGTGCGAGAAGTTGGAGAACGTTGCGGTCGGCAAGCCAGTGGTTACAATCCGGCAGCTATCGGTGTAGGCATCAATGTTGAACATCTCTAGATAAAGCACGTCAGTGCCGTTAATGTTGCGCTGCACCGCAAAATACATATCGAACTTATCCACACCGGCAGCCTTAAACAGGCCATCTGTTTCCTGCAAGGTAAAGCTGGTGATGTTCTGGCGGCTAAGGATGTTTGCCACAACTAGCTTGCCATCATCGCGCACCAGCAACAGATACGCGCCATCATCAGCCGACGTGGCTTTACGCAGGGCAGAGCCGTTAATCCCGTCAATCAGGTGGTTAGACAACAGGCTAATCAGGTTGTTGGCGTAGCGGTTTTGCGTGTCATCAAACAGAAACTCTTGCACACTCGTGCCGCCGCGCTGCACAAACAGCACACCGCCATCAGCTTCTTGCGGCCTGATGTTGTCCTCGCTGCCAATCTTTGACTGTTGCAACAAACTGGCATTGCTAGGTGTAAGCGGCTCACCAAGGCTTTGCGTGGCGATATACTCACCGCCAGAGGTAAACACCATCAAGTTAGTTGAACTGTAAATGTTTATAACCGGGTTAAACTCACCACCGCCCAGCGGGCCAATGGCTTGGTCATCAAGCGCAGTGCCGAAGTTGAAGTTAAAAAAGTCGTTCACAACCGAGCCGTAAACTACAGAAGGACGCGACTTGCCACCGTCAATGTAAAGCCTGTTTTGATGGAAGCAGCCATGCCTCGGCCAACCACGAGTGGTTGACCAGACAGGCTCCTCTAGCGCGTAATCAGTGCTTGCCGTGGTAGCTGAGAAGTTATCAATCACAGTGGCATTGACTACGGTTCCGCTGGTGTATCCGGTAATTCGAGCATATCCCGACTGGTCAAATGACCTGTAAACCCAGCCGACCATTGCGGCGGTGAAGATTGAGCTTGACGCGGTAAGCGTGATTGCGCCGGTTGTGGCGCTGGGAGTAATGGTAATTGAGCCATAAGCAATATCGCCGTAGTTATAGGTTGGGGTGTTTTCATAGCTGATGCTGGATTTATTCCAAATCCCTGTCGTTGGAACTCTGGTAAGCCTAACAGTTTGCACGTCAGGGTGAAACAGCAACAGCGTGTCGGCAGACTGCACCCAATCTACATCCGGTATCATGCTGTTGGTTATTTCCGGCACGTCAACGCGGATAACCCGGCTGCCGTTTAGGTAGATTGTAACTAGCTTATCTGTCAGCGCCAACAGGTAGGTATCGTCAGTGTTAAACACGAAGTCCATCAGCTTGACGTTGCCGGTCTGCGATGTTTCCTCGTAAAGGTAAAAATTATCAATGTTAATCGTAGCAGTTGACAAGTCAGTGCTGCCAATGCGGGCAAGACGAAAATATCTGTAACTAGCCCTAACGCTAGTGATAGAGTTTAGACCAGCAACAGTTGGCGTCGCTCCCGTTGTGTTAATGCTTGTCCAGCTTACAGCATCATTACTGCCTTGTATAAACCATTCCGCTGGGCTGGTGCCCGCGCTAATTTCAAAATCCTCTAGCTTGGCAAAGCCAATGCGTTTGCTCACGCCAAGGTCAACTTGAAACACCACATAAGGGTTAGTCGTGCTGATGCCAGTTGACGTGCTAAACACAGTGGCCGTATTGCCGTCCATCAGGTTAGCTGGTGTGCCGCCATTCGGAGCGCTCACTGTGCCGGTAATTGAGGTAACTTGGCCCATTAGAGCATCTTTGTATTCTAGCCCCGGACGGCGCTTAAAACCACCCTGCGGGATGGGGAACACGTTACGCGCTCTTGCCGCTGCACCGTAGTATTGGTCCACGTCAGCACGAGCCAGCATCTGCGGGTCTAGCTCGCCCTGTGTAAATCTGCGCTGGACGGTCTTAAAACGCGGCATCAGCTAAACCTCGCCTCAATTAACGGGCTGTTTAATATCATCTCTCCGGGTTTCTGCTGGGCATCAATCAGCTTGGCAACGCCGAACTTACCGCCCTGCTCATTCTCATTCCGCGCACCCCACGCTAGGGTCTGCATCCGGTCAGCTAGGTCAGCTTGGTCAGTCACCGGCATGGCAATCAGCGCGGCAAAGGCGTGAACGGCAAAGTGCTTGAAGTAAGGCGGCCAATTGGCCTCATCGGTGTAGACAGTATAATCAGCCCATAGCTCCGGGAAGTTGGAGAACACGCGCCGACCGCCATCAATGGTCTGAATGTCATAGTCGTTAATCGGCTTGGCCCCTACGCCATCGCTGCTAAACACCGCCCAGATACGCAGCGCCTCGCCGGGGATGATGTGAGCATAGCGGTATTCGTTGGTTGGCGCGGTGGCGTCTTGATTAAGCTGGGCTTTCTTGGTGGCAAAGCTCCACGGGTAGCGGGTTAGAATGTCCTCGGCAAAGTCGCTGTAATGCGTCTGGCAAATGTCAGCCTCGTTGCTGCCATCATCAAACGAGCTAATCGGTGCGGCGCGGAGAAGGCTTAACGCTTGAGCGCAAATGTCGATATTAGTTGTGGTCATCTATTCCCCCAAACAACTCTTTGGTATGCCCCGACATTGACCTGATTTTAGCACAGATTTGCGGGTATTGCGTGGGCATTTCTGCAAGCTGGTTATGCCATGCGCGAATGAGGTTATGGGTCGGCGCGACAAAGCCCACACGCGGGTCATCCTTGCTATCCGGGTGAGTTTCGCCAATCTCAGGCGCATAGCCGCCGCCGCCATTCATCGGGCAGCCACACAGCACTGCAAGCTCATAGCCAAGGCTAATCATGACTGCCGCTGCAAACATGGCGCTACTGGCCCCTAGCGTGGTTGGGTGCCGGTAGTGGTTGCGGGTAACTGGTGTCTCGCATTCCTTGACGTGGATAAGGTAGCCACTGTCAGCAGGCAAGAAGTAGTCAATCTTTTCCGGGTGGCAGGTCGCAAAGTGCTTGGCCGGTATCCCTAGCTTGCTGGCCTCGTTAATCAGGCAAACATCAGCATCCGGGAACTTGGCAAGCGCAGCCTCGTAATCCTCACGCCAGCATGGCGCGGTGCCTACAATAAGGCAAATGCCCCGCTCGGTAGTGGGGCATGATGGGTCTAAAGCGATAGACATGGGCGGTCGGATAAAGGCGGTTTTGAATACTTGAAGCATCTAACCCCCACAAATGGGCAGGGGATTGTAGCCCCCTGCCCGAGTATGAGTGACCTAGTAGGACTCAGTACGTATCTGTGACTGATACAGCAGTGCCGTCAGCGATATCAACCACGCCACCCGTATTCGAGTTAACGAGGAAGATACGCGGAGCAACAGTGCCGCCCGAGCCTGCACCGCAGATGGCGAAAATCAAGTCGCCAACATTGAGCAGCTGGGAAGCGTTGTTGAAGTAGCCAGCCGCCGATACGGTGTTAACCGCGTCAGCCGTAGCATACGTCCACAGCGAAGGAGCGCCACGCAGGGTAGCAGTGCCAACACCCTGTAGGGGCTTGGCGCTGTTGCCAGCGGGAGCGAGGTTTCCAAGTGCGAAAGGCATAGTTTAGTCTCCTTCTTATGCTTCGTGGGTGAGAACGTCGATAACGCCATCCGTATCGATGGTCACTGCACCGGCCGAGAACAGCGTGTTAATCAACGTGCTGGTCTTCTCGGGGATGTAGTTGGTCTCGGTGCGGATATCGATACCAACCGCAAGGCCCACCGCGTCCTTGTGGAACGCGAAGTTGTTGCGGGTGTTGGTTGCCAGCGGAATACCGCCCTCAGTCCGGCTCTCAACGAACACGAACTCAAAGCCAGCAATGCGGGTAAGCTGACCACTCATCAGCGGCATAAGCTGGTTGTAGTCGGCGCTGGTGATTTCAGCGTCGGCCAGAGCCTGCTCAACCGCACGAGCGGAAGTTACCATCACACGGCCCTCGGCAGGCACACCGTTGTCATCCAGCAGACGCTTGGCCCGCAGGATTTTCTCGATGTTCATGCCAGTGTTGGAGCCGCCGACGTTCTTGTCCACCTGAGTGGCAAACGCCGAGCTATCCATCGCGTTGATGATGAGCTGGTCAAAACGACGGCCCATCGCCATAACAGCGGTGTCCACCAACTCGCGGCGCTCATCAAAGTTGAGCTTGGCGAGGTCGTAAACGTCGCTGTATTCAGCCGCCGACCAGTCGGTCAGCGTTGCGGTGGCGTTGCTGTGCTGAATGTCCATCGGGGTAACGTCAGCCTGCGGAATGCGCGGGGTGGCGGTGCCCTTACGGATGATGGGGAAGCGGTGGGTTGAGCCAACTACGCCAGACTTGGTGCGAACCTTGCCAGCGAGCTTGCTGCCCATCTGATACTGCTTCTTGACCAGCGTATCAAAGCTGGACACGAAGTTACTAATTGCAAAAACCGACATTATCGGCCTCCGTGGTTAAGGGTTGAACTTGTCGCTTTCACGAGAAGGCCAAACCAATCACGGGCCGGATAACCGGGAGAGCCGCTAGGCTATGGGTCGCTTATAGCGGTATCATATTACCACACTGATTACTTTATGCAACAGGGATAAGGAACATCTCGGAAACGTCCGAGCCGCTTACCCATTGCACTTCACGGCCAGTGATTTGCTTTAGCTCGTCATGCCATGTTTGGTAGCTGTCGCGCCGGTTGATATGCAAGTCCATCTTGGTCGAGCCATGCTGCCAAGTGCTCGGCTTGTTGCACACTGTTAACACCACGGCCTTACGCGCTACCCGGCAGAGCTCGTTAACAACAGGCGCGGTATCCTCCGGGATAAGATGCTCTAGCACGTCGAACATGGTAACATAGTCAAACGCGCCAGCCTGAAACGGCAGGGCATGGGCCATAGCGTAAACCACGCGCTTGTCATCGCACAGGTAATGCACCGCCTCAGTGCCAGCAACAGGGCCAAAGCCAAGCTCCTCGGCTAAGTCAAGGGTTTCACCCCGCCCTGTGCCAACATCAAGCAGCGAACCTCTGGGCAGCTTTGATAGCTCGGTTGTGATATGCCGCTTGCGATTACGCCCCATGCGGTAATCGTCATGCTGGTAGCAAGCCTCATACTTGGCTATCTCTGCTGCCCTGTCCATTACGCCACCTTGTAACGGTTAAGCTCGGCCTCTAGGCGCTTGAACTCACCCTCATCACCAGCCAAAAACGCCTTGTTAAGCGCGTCCTCTAGCTCGGCCTTGGTGCGGCCATCGGTAGCAGGCTGCATCGGCACAACGCCCTGCTGCCCAGCTAGGCTTCGCAGGATGTTAAGCACTCGCACACTCTCGGCGCTGTAGGCCATGTCCTTAAACGCCTTATGGTCGGCCTCGGTCAGCAAGCCATCGTTAACAAGCTGACGGCCCCATGAGCCGATAGCCTGTAGCACCTGTGAACCATTCGGCCCTAGCTTCTGCAACGCCTCACTGCGGGCTGCCTCAATAGCCGCCTTCTCTGCCTCCGGGTTGGCTGGCTGGGTAGCCTCGGCCTGTAGCTTGGCAACGTGCGCGGCCATCTCACCGATAAAGCCGTTAAACGCCTCTTTGCTTAACCCATACTTATGGGCAATCGGTCGCGCTGCCTCAATCAGCGGGTCATTGGCCGGGATAACCTTGGCCACGTCCTCCGGCAGGGCTACCTCGTATTCCTTCGGGTCTTTCGGTGCATTCTGCGCACCCTTGGCCAGCTTGTCACGCAGGCCCTTAGCGCGTGCTTCGGCCTCCTGATATTTAGCGTAAATGGCATCAGCCTTGGCGGTGTTCTTTTCGGCATCCCAGAACTCATCCGGGAAGTCGGCAGGCTTGCCAGCGGTAAAGTCAACCGCCTTGGTTTCCTGTGCCTCTGGCGCGTCAAGCAGGCTATCCGATACAGCCGCTTGGCT